TAATTTTATTATAATGGTGTCCGCAGAAAAATAACTCTCCAGAAATTCCAGAAACTTTTACTAGTGCCTCAGCACCACACTTGTCGCAGCGATCCTGTGGACCAAGAGTCCAAGTCTTTTCTTCTTCCTTTGACTGTAACATACTAAACATATTATACCCTTCTATTGTCTGTTTTATAAAATCCAGAGCCATTGAATGTGACTCCTATATTAGAGTATACACGAACTAAGTCTTTATTGCAAGTTTCACATTCATACCCTGGGTCCTCATCGGACATAGACCTAACCTTTATATATCTTGTAGCACAAGACATACAATCATATTCATATGATGGCATTACTTTTTCTTTGTCTTAGCCTTTACTTGCCAAACAGGTAGTTTGAGTTCATCTCCAGACCACTCATAGCCTAAAGCCTTTACTACAAACTTAATAATCTTAATTCTCATTACTTTACCTTCTTTCCAAACTTAGCCCAGATTCTTTCATGAAGGTAGAAGAAAGTCATTTCTAGTGTTAGATATGAAAGTCCGTAAAGACCAACATACTCCCACTCTGCCTCTCCAGTATAGTACTTTAAAACGAAATAAATTATTCCAGAAACAAAAGTAAAATGTACGAATGGCCAACTTATAGTCTTTAGCAATGACTTTCTTCTTGACTCCATTATAGTGCCACCTGTGGCTTTCCTCCGCCACCTGCTGACTTCTTTTTCTTTTTCTTTGGAGCAGCATCATGTGATGTTGGTACATCAGAAGATCCAACCTTGCTAAGAAGTGGAAGATTCTCTTCTCCAGCATACACTGGACGACCCCAACCAACAACAGCATTAACCAATTTCTTTTTATTATTTTTTACATATGCACGAGTCTTTTCTACGCACATACCGCCATTTCTTTGATCACCTTTTGCAGTGCCTGAAGTGTTTCCTTCAATAACCTGAATTGTTCCATCTCCATTATTCTTTACACAAAGACCAACATGAGAAATTCTGTTAACGCCATCGTCTGGGAAATCAAAATAAATCCAGTCTCCTGGAGTTGGATCGTCGTTACGAGCATCTGCCCAACGATTATTTTTCTTAAACCAATCTGATGCTGCAATTGTTGCTGCAGTCTTTGGGTATTTCTTTGGATCTAGGCCTGCAGTAAATGCACACCAAGAAACAAATGATTGGCACCAAGGCAAGAAGTTTGCACCTGTCCATTTCCCATATTTTGTTTCATTATCTTTTGGACCTTCAATGGTTCCAACTTCTTTTTTTGCAACCTCAATGATTGCTTCTAAACTTCCTTTTACGGACATATGCTTCCTCCTTGTTAATATAGCACAACTATATTATATCAGACTATACTGTGCCTGTCAAGGACTATAATATTTATATTTTTGCTAACTCTGGGTTTAAAGGAGATCTTGCTCCTGCTATTGCTTTTTCAATTTCAGAGCAAACAAAGTTAAACTCTTCTTCAAAGATTTCAGGAGATCTGTCTTCACCCATCTTAGGCTCTTTTCCTTCTGCAATCATTGCATCTTTAAGAGTTTTTTCAATGTCATAATTTAGAACTGTGCATGTAAAATGCTTCATGACATATCCATCTTTGTCTATTAAATATTTTTCGTAATTTCCGCCCATTTGTACACCATCATAGAATCCAATGTTTAGCCATGGGGACTTAAACTTTCCGTTAACATTACCATCTTCTAGAGAGTCTCTCATGGATCTCAATTTTTCCATCTGAGATGAAATCTCTGCATACAACTCATGTGGTGGTAGTGTTGGTTGACCCAATCCATTAGTTCCAGTTGTAAGACCATTACCTAAAACCTCATTCAACAACTCATGTGGAACAGAAGAAACCATCTCTGAATACTTAAATGTTGTATTATAAATCTCTTCTCCATAAGCCTTTGAATCTAAGCCACAGGTAATTCCTTGTGACCACTTGCCCTTAGTAACTCCTGGACCACAGTAGTCATTTGTTGGGACAGCAATGATTTCAAACTCTTCGTTATTGTACTTATCTTGAAGCATTTGTAGAACTTCTAGTTGATTTGCATTACCGCAACCAACTGTAGTATTGGCAACTATTGTAACTTTGCCTTTATATTGCTGTAGGTGATTTGGAGTACCTTCCGCAGAAGATAACTGGATGTCATAGATTGATTTCATGTCTATATTATAACACATTTTTAATGGTGTTTTAAGGGCAGTTTTAAGTCATGCCCAGGACCTATAATTAACTACGAATGTAAGACGATGACCCAATCAAAATTTTTGAAAGAGACGATAGGTACTCTCCAAATGATTTTGATGTATTTTTGCTTACATATGAGGCTGATGCAACTGCAGTAGCGACGGATGATCCATATGCAACTGCTGGAGACCCATTGTATTTAGTGATTTGTACTCCAGACATAGCAACCATATCCAGTCCAGGACCTCGGTTTGTTGCTGCCTCAAGTTGAGTTGCAGTAGCCAATGCCCCTACTCCAACAACTCCACTAATGCATGATGGGAACCCAACGACATCTTGTCTACGATCATTTCCTGTTGCAACAAATACTGGAACATTGCTTGCATTTAATGATGCTACAGCATTAATTGTTTGTGTATCTGTTGTGCATCGTGATAGGTTGTCGGCAGAAACCGAAGACTGGCTAATTGACAAAGCATCAATACTATATTTAGATGCATTTTTAGATACCCAATCAATTGCTGCTGTTAGTGCTCTAACATCTCCCCTTGAATTTCCAATGCTTGTAACATCATTGAACCTAATAAATACAATCTTAATGTTAGGATCTACTGTAAGTGCAGATTTAACCATGCTGTCGCCATGATATGTTGCATTATTAACAGATGTTGGCCATGGGGCAGACGCTGCGCCCTTACCCTCCATAAATAATTCACCATTTGGGCATGACATATTTTGAGATACAACCTTTGACTTTACTGTTGTAAAACAAACCTCATGAATAATTTGAGGGAAATTGTTAGAGTTGATGGCGGTATCAATAATTGCCAAAACCTTTTGATCGTTTGCCTGTGAAGGCTGAATTACAGTAACTACAAGTAGTGCTGATAGTATTGCTATTAGTGTCTTTTTCATTTATTTATCCTTTTGTTATTGTTTGTTTATTCTTTTATTTTTACTACTAATTGACATGGATCTCCGCCATCTTCCCATTCCTGCTGTTCTTCATCAGTCATGTAGGGATCTCCTTCGTGTGTATTGCAGAACGGTTCTGTTATCCATCCCCGCTCAATTCCATTATTTAGCCATATGGAAAACTCGTCGTAATCTTGTTCTTCGATCATATATTAAGTATACCGTTAAGCGGTTACAATGTCAACTGGGCCAGTGCAGGATGTGCTAAATTTTATTGCTGCATTTACTGCTTGCAAAACTCTATTTCTTGCATTTTTTTGTTTATCTGTTGCAAACAAAACTCCGTAGGCATACTCTGATCCAGAGCCCATAGCCATATATGGTAATGTATATTTAGATAATGACATATCTACAGCACTATGTTCGTATATCTCTCCACGAATTCCAATGATCAACCCTAAGTCTCCATCTTTGCTAGTGTCAACCCAAAACTCGTTGTAAAATTCTCTGAGTTCCTTAATAAATTTAGTCTGCATAAATTTATCTGTGTCTTTAATGTTTGGGGCTGTTGGTTTAAAATTATAGCGAATTCTTTCTCCATCTAATCCACCAGCATATCCAATAAGATAGGGACCTATTTTCCAAACCTTTGGTGCTTCAAGAGCCAGAATAATGTTATCATCTGACGCACCACGATCTCCAGCCATATAAACTTTGCCTTCGTGTTTTAATGCAGCAATACAGGTCATGAAAAAGCCCCTTCAGGATAGGTATATTAAAGTATACCATCTTCTGAAGGGGCCGTCAAGTAGGCCTAAAAATGACTAATTAGCCTTTTTGTCTACCGTCTTAAACGCATCATTGATCTCTGCCAATGTGAGTTTTCCATCGTCCAAAAAAGCCCTTGCCAGCCTTTCAATAACGGTGGCTACGCCTAATAGTCCTGCAAGCATTACTGCCTGGATGGTATCAATACCAACTACTGCCCCAGCACCAAGTACTGATAGACCAGATGCTGCGAATACTGCTACGATTCTCATCAAAACATTTGTTAGAGCCTTTTGTGGGTGTTCCTTTTTAGGGGCCTCTACTACCTTTTTAGTTGCCATGTTTAGTCCTCCTTATCCTTATTGTTTGCCTTTGCCCCAAAGTAACCACCAATGATTCCAATGAGACCTCCAAGAGCAGTTTGCACTAATGTCATCACTTCTGCAGATACTTCTACAGGCTCACCAGTTACTTGAGTCTCCATTGCTGCTGTTACGTAATCACCAACAATGGCAGTAATGATTGCTATTCCTACTAGGATAGCCAATACATAAATTACTTTATCTTTCATTAGTCTTCCTTTCTAAGCGGTATTGATATTAACCAAATAATTGTTGTGATTAATACTGCAAGACCAACAATATCTCTTGCCGATCCTGTCAAAGTTAGCCAAGCAATAAAGAAGCCAAGGAGAGTAAATGCCTGAGCAATTATTTCAACACCTGCATCTTTTAGCCATGTGAAAAATCCCCTTACAACCTTTTTAATTATTTTCATGTTACCTCCTCATTCCAATTACCGAAGCGACTATGTTAGAAACAAGTACTACTGGGATAATTACTTCTTGTGCTTTTTCTCTCTGATCGTCCGTCATATCCATACCTAACTCAGAGAAATTAGATAGGAGTTCTGCTGGATTTATATTTAGTATTGCTCCCAAAGGATCAGCCAAAAATGCCTCTGTTTGTATTTCTGTGACTGCATCTGCTAATGTATATGGCATTGGAGCATCTTTATTTTCTGCTGCCTTTTGAGCAAACTGAACAACGGCTGCTGCAACTGCAGGGTTTTCTTTTGCTAATTCTGCTATCAATGCTACTTCTTCTGTTTTAATACCCAAATCTTTTGCTAATTTTTTTGACTGTTCTGGATTTAATTCAGTTAAGAATGTTGATACTGCTGACATTAATTTGGCATCATTAACACTAATTAGTTTGTTTAACTTTTTAAGTTCCTCGTCAGAAATAGGATCGCTATTTGTGTTATCCTTATCTGGTGTTACTACAGGATCTTCGTCAACAGATTGCTCAGGTTCAGGCTTTGGGCTTGGATCTATATCCTCTGGCTGAGGTGAAGGCTCTTGTGAAGGTTCTGGAGTTGGATCAGTCTCTTCGTTCTCCACATCTGTGGTATCAGGGCTTGGGGTTGGATTGGGATCGTCTGGTTGAGTTTGCTCATCATCTGGCCAACGAGGGTCGTCTGGCGTAATAACTTCTGGGTCAACCTCAACATCAGGATCAGGCAAATCAGGTTCTTGTGTGGGTTCTGGAGTTGGTTCAGGATCTAAAGGCAATTCTGGGTCTGGAGTAGTTACAGTAGATCCATCACTATTAATAGAAGCAATAAGGCTATTTAAATCAGCAATATCATTAGCAAGTTGCGTTGCTTCTGCTACCTGTGCTTGCTGTTCTTCAGCCGTTATAGGCGTTTGAGAGGGAGTTGGCGTAGGGGTAGGGGTAGGACTTAGGGTTGGATCTGGAATAGGTTCTGGAGCCAATGTAGGCGTTGGGCTTCCAGCCTGTACCTGTGTTGCTCCCCAAGCCTCAAGTGAAACTATAGACCCATCATGTAGACGAACACCTGTTCTAAGATTATTATATTCTGGACCTTGATAACTATAGGATACTGCAAGACTGCCTGTATTAGTAATAGCAACCAATATATTTACAGTACTTGGCTGTGCTCCATAATTACCATATGGAACCATATTAAGATTTAACTGAAAACCACCTTCTGAATAATAAATATCCAAACCAGATGTTCCACTTGCTCCTGGAAACCAATCCATAGAGTATAGGGAAATAGATGGTGTGGATGGGTAGGTCCAATATGTACCATCAGGTTGACCAAATGTAATTACAGAGTTAGTTGTTGCATAAATGTTTTCATACTGTACCCCGTCAAAAGTCACGGTAGTTGCAATTGGAATTTGATAAGAAATATCATCGCCAGAACATGTGTCCATTGTATGAACTGTTGGTTCTGCATCACCATTATATGCTGCTGCTATAGTTTGTGATTGTATAAAGTTAACGCATGTCGCATTGGCATTTTCTGGAAGCCAAAGATTGAATCCAAAGGCTAACAGGAACGCAGACACTATTCTTGTTAATTTTTTAATCTCCTGACCTCCAAATTAGACTATGTCTAATAAGGTTATTATATCATTTAATTAAGATTATCTATCAATAATCCTGCCCTTGGACCGTCACACCAGACCTCGTGTGAGTTTTCAAGCGGAAGATAAAGCATGTCACCTGGCCTAAGTTCGTAAGTCGTTCCACCGTCTATTTTCCAAAATGATGTACCAACTATTTGCCAATAAAAAATATCGTGTGGATCATGATGATCGCTTACATTCCTGTTAGAAAGAGACATCCTTATCCCTTGAAAATGCCAGTCACTGTTACAATTATGCTGTCCTTGATTATAATATCCACAATGCCTATTATCTACAGAGTTGTTAAGTTTATATAATAGTTCTGAAACACCTTTAAAATCTTCAAATATATTGTGTGTCTGTGGGGCAAGCCAAAATTTTTCCTGTATTTGTATGTTTCCTATATAGTCTAATGCTGTAAGATTATTTACTTGCTCTACCTTTTTCTTTAAATTGTCATTTTTTATTATTGATTCTTTATATACAAAATTCATTATATCTTCCCAGGTTATTTCTGGAATTTGGTATTGCTCAAACAAAACTGCATGACTATTTTCTTTTGCGTTTTTTATTAAATCTAACATAGTTACAGTATATCACTTTATGAAACAAAAAGAGGGGTAGGCTTCCCTACCCCCCTTAGTTTAAGTTAATTACTTAAGTGTGGCAACCTTAGCCTTTGGATTAGCCTTGTTCCACTTTGCAGCAAGTGAATTGAAAGCCTTCTTGATTTCAGCAAGTGCAGCAGCATTGTCTGCCTTTACCTTATCAAGTTCAGCCTTTGCAGCAGCCTGAGCATCTGCAAGAGCCTTATCTGCAGCAACCTTAGCGGTTACAGCATCAGCCTTCAACTTAGCAATTTCAGCAGCAGCAGTAATAGCAGCAGCATCAGCAGCAGCCTTAGCAGCAACTGCATCTGAAGCAGCCTTTGCTACAGCAGCAGCAAGAGCAGCATCTGCAGTTACCTTGTCAGCAGCACGAGCAGCCTTTTCTGCAGCGAGTGCAGCATTAGCAGTTGCGAGTGCTCCAGCAAGATCTGAAACTGTTACGATTGCGGTCTGTGAAGTTGTGGCCAACTTAATTGTTGGAACTGATGTAGGTGCAGTAATAGATGCACCAACAGCAACGGTTCCAGCAGTTGCAGGAAGTGTAATGTCTGATGTGTAACGACCTGTTACAAGAGCATCAGCAGTTACTGTTCCAGCAGTTGCGCCACCTAGAGTGGTTACTGTTACTGTATCAGCAACAGCGTTTCCAAAGATATCGGCAACATCAAGAGTTGCAGTTACCTTACCAGAAATATTTCCTGAAGCAGGAATTGACATCTTAAGATCATATGCAGGACCTGCAACACCCTTAAGATAGATTGTTGTTGCTGCGCCAGTTACAGAAACTGTAACAGCAGAAGCAGCAGTTGTGGTTGTGTATGCATATACAGTCGCTGTTGTTGAAGCAGGTGTGACTGTGATTGATGAGGATCCAGCAGATGCATTAACTGTTGAACCAATTGCAGAGACGAGGCGAGTGTTTGCGCCTACTGCTGTAAATGTTACTGGTGTTCCAGCAACTACTGTGGCAGTAAGAATCAGTGCTTCGTTGTTTGTTACAGTTGTGGTGTCTGCAACGCTTACTACGTTATCAGATGGAACCTTAACTGTGAATGGTGAGGCTGCAGTACCTGAGCCAGAAATTTCTGTTGTTACGTCTACAGAAACGGTATTGGCACTTGCAGGTGTCACTACTAGTGTGCCCAAGCCCATGGCTGCAACCATGACGAGAGCGATCTTCTTAAATGAATTCATTTTTCTCCTTTTATTATTCATTCGGTTTATATTGTTTTTAGCCTATCCAAATAGTCTTTAATATCTTCTATTTGACTAGACTTATAGTGTATCACATTCTCAGGAAGTTTGTCAACCTGCTTTGGCCTATCACTAAAAGTGTGAACCTCTACTTCAGTGTCTAGGGTTTTTGGAGTATATGATATTGCTCCAAAAATAGCACCACACACAGCATCGGCCAAGTCTTTTGACTTTTTCCTAGGGTGATCAACTCTATCATTTTTCATTATTTTTAATTGGGTCAACTCCTCAAACAAAAGATCGATTGCAGGCATTACTAATCTTTCTTCATAAACAAGCATAGCCATATCCTCGTAATGCTTTTTAGCAACAGAAACTGTATCAGTCTTCATTCCAACTTGCTTTAGTTCATTCTGGATATCAAATGATTGCCAACGGTCAAATGAAACCATGCCTATATCAAAACCTATTCTTCTAAGGTTTTGAATCCACTGTTTTACCTCAGATAAATTTACTGGCCCTTCTACCTTTGGCTCCCACCAAGCGACAGCGTCTACAACTACAACTGGAGCAACTTGCTCATAGTTATTGATTACCTGAATGTTTACCCATTTTTCAACATGTGCAATTGCTACAGCACACTTGTCATGTTTTTGTGCAAGGTCAGCATGTACATAATATTTTTTATTTGGATCTGGTCTAAAAGACTCATCAAACCTTTTAAAGTTATCCACAGGATTTCTTAGTGTCATACAGGCTCTTACTTTGTCTGCCTGCTTAAAAAATGCATCTGAAGCAAAAGTTGGTACGCATGCAAAGCGCATCATTGCATCTCCAAGGTCTGTCATAAAAGCAATTTTAAAATCGTCAATTTTACGAGTAGGATTTACTTCCCATGTAGGTCTTTTTAAAGCAAATACTCCAGGGTATTTATATGAAACAATTGTATCTTCATCCCATATAATTTCAAATTTATTATCCGCATCTGTATCTGGAAGCAATGGATTAATTATAAATTCGTGAGTTCTTTCTACAATTTCTTTTTCTGCAATAACGGATTCATATCTTTCTGAAATAAAGTCTCCTGGGTATCGTGGAAATGAAAGAAGAACAACCTTGCCAAGATCAGGGAAACGAGAGTCTACTGATCCACGAAACGCTTTATAAATATTATCAGCAGTCTTTCCCTGTTCGTTTCCTGTTCCAACTTCAGATGCAAAACCAGAAATCTCATCAAGAACTGCCAACAAAAGATTTAGACCCTCATGAGACTCACGCTCTGAGTGGCCAGAGTAAACAGTAATTGATTTATTAAATCCAATTGAATCCACCTTTGCTTCATACTTACCAGCAAACCATGGTGACTTTTCGATCTTTGTTTTAAAACCCTTAAAGAAAACATTCTTAGCCTGCTGTGCGTTAATAGCAACATTGATTAGGTCTATGGCATCCCCAGAGGGTTTGCCGAAATATCTGGCTGGGTCCTTAAGGCATAATAACTTATACACAATGTAAGCACAAGCAACCGTAGAAGTAAAATCTTTTCCACTACCCTTTCCGAGTTGGAGGATAATTTCATTCTTAGTATATTTTTCATAATACCTTGCGCCCTCTTCTTCTCCCATTATTTGCTGAAGATCTTCTTTACGATAAATCTGACTCATTGCTTCAACTATGTCATATTGAATATTTGATAATGCTGGCTGACCCAAGTAGTCTGGAGACTCTACAAATGTCTTAGCATCTACTGGAGTTTCTTCAAAATGATTATCCTTTAATGCCTCAAGAAAATCATCAAACATCATGGACAATTGTAATCACTTCATCCTTTTTAGCAATATCAGAAAGCCTACGCATAATCTCGTCACGAATTTGCGGATGTTCTGATGCTATATCTCTAAGAATTGACATTAAAATTTCTTGTCTTCTTTCTATCTGAATCATTTCTTCTGCAAGTTCTTTGTTTTCTAGCAATCCTGCTTTTTGCAACATGTCAATTCTTTTAGATTCAATATCCATAACTAGTTTAATTGCTGCAGTTTTTGCACTAAGATTATTTGTCATTGATGCTTCATCAATAACTTCGTATGTACGAGATACCAATTTGCTATAGTGTGTATCTGCTGCTGCTAGTGCTTCCTTAGCACGAGCACGAATTGCATCATTAGCAGATGCCATAACTTTCCACTCGTTTATAAGTGCGACAACTTTAGTTCTTGGAATATCTAATTCTTTTG